CCATGTGCTCTTTCTGAGTACCGTGTGCAGAACGTAGATTGATATAGTGTATCCAAGAACGACATGAACCAGTCATATAGATTCTGGTAGGAGTACAGAGTGGTAGTACCATTCTAGCACACTCTTTAGCAACACCATCTTCTAGCATTTGATTATAAAGTGCTAAGGAAGAATCAAATAAAGTATTCATCTGCCGATTCAATACATCTACCATCTTAGGATCTAAATCATCAGTAGAATTCTGACGGTTCTTTGTATCCTGTCTACGTAGTTCTGGTAATTCAATCTTACCTAGAGCAGTACTAGCAGCATACCTCTGAGAGAACTCTTGGAATGTGAAACTCCTATGACGTAATATCTGTGCAGCAATAGCACGGGTAGTCTCTATCTCTAAGGACATAGAAGACTGTTCAAATACACTCCAATGATTATGCTTAATACAGTACTTCAATAGTCCTGCATACTTTTCATTGTCCTGATTAGATGGATTAGAAACTCTGGCAATATATGCCATCAGTTGCTCCGCATCAGGAGTAACAGTAACAAGTTTTACGTTCATTCATCATCCTCAAAAACTTCATCGTAGTCTGCCATTGCTCCTACATTCTCATCGTAATTTGCTTGTTTGTATGCATCGACATCCGAATAAACTTCAGACTTTAATGAATCAACAAGTAATTCTAAATTACGGGCAATCAATTTTAATTGTTGTTTATCCATAAGAATTTTCATTTTATTTATTATAACACAAAAAAAGGAGGGTAGCAATACCCTCCTAAAACGTATATGTAAGCATTTAATTAAGCAGTACAAAGTTCTTTAACGAACTTAGTTCCACGATAAGTCAAATTTGACTTAGTGCAGACTTCCTGCTTACGCTTGTCGGTGTCATACTTAACACCTCTGTATGTGACTTGTGCCATTGGCTTTCTCCAAAGTAGTAGGGGTTTTAATCCGTTCCTTTAGTCGGCTTTTGCGTCCTTAAAGCATTCCTTCTCAGTATTCATTTGGATTACTTCAACCAACTCAACTCTGTTAGGAGTTGAAGCTTTAATGTTGTTAATAATCCTCTGAGCACTTTCACATGTTAATAAACTAGCGAGAAGTAATTCCATAAGGATGAACGATTCCGTTCCGAGTCGGCTTACTTGCGACCTCTTATGAGGTTGAACGATTGTGTTAATATTAACACAGTTATACTATATAGTCAAGATTATTTGTATTTCTTAATACAGTTTTACATCTGTCTACCATGTTGGTCAAGAAGTTTGACTGTACTAAGGTTAGACTTCCTCTCTCTTTTCTTAATTTTTTTATACTGTTTTATAATCTTATCCACTTCTGAGACTGGTACCTTAACTTTCAATTCTTTTTCATCTTCCTTTCCAACAAATCCAAGACCAGCCTTTTCTACACCTTCCTTATCATCAACATAATCATTTATCCCTTCTTGGATTTCAGCACGAATTAATTGATTGATCTGATCTCTCAGAATTTCTTCATTCATAATAAACATCCTCTACTTTATATGGACACAACAAGGAATCTCTAAGATACCTTGCTTGTGGATTCTTTTCACAGAGTTTATTCATCCAGATTCTTTCGTCTAAAGAAACTTCAGGAGCATCATCTGTAATCATACGACAACAAATGTCTGTGAGTTCTAAACGATACTTGGTTGACAGCATTACTTTTTCTTCCTCTTCTTAGGTGGTGTGGGATTGGTTACTCCCTCAAATGTTCTTGGACTTACTATTCCTTTAGTCCAAGCAATATCTTGAACATTTTTATAAGTATCATAATAATGATCAAAGAGTTCTAATTGTGAACCTGCTCTTGTAACATCATACTTAACCTCTTCTTCGATCTTATAGGTTACTAAGTAAGAATCAGAGGGCAATTTCTTATCCTCTGCTTTATCCTTTTCACATTTTTCATGTAGTACTCTCACTGTCATCCTCCCCTATTGCCCCATTTGATATCAGGATATGCTTGTGTAACAGCATTCTTAGGAATAGTATACTTAGATTCAAGATCCTTATCCTTTACGAGACATAAGATCTCTGCATCTAATGGATGAAGACCTTGAAGAATCTGAATGAACATGGTCTCTCTACGAAGGCCATTCAAAGTATCGTTACCACCCTTGATGAAATTATACAACTTTGTCCACTCTCTACGAAGAGTAGTATGTCCTTCATTAGCATTAGAAGTTTCATTAAATCTCATAGTCTCAGATTGTTGATTGATCCTAGTAGATAATGTTCCACTGGTGTTCTGCTCTTCTTCTAAAGAAGAATAAGGAACTTCACCTGGTGGAAGTAAACTTACCACACTGTCATCATAATTCCAAATAAGCAATGCTTTTAATGAATCATGTTCAAACTTCTGCAATGCTTTCACTTTTCCTGCATTAGTTTTCTGCTTTGATACTACATCAAATACTTCAAAAGTAAATGGATTTACTGGAAGATCTGGAATTGCAGTTTCAGTTTTCTTTGCAGTTATCTTAGGAGTCGTACTAACCTTTTTCTTAGTTGTAGTTGTCTTTCTTGTACGTACAACTGGTTTAGTCGTCGTCCTCGTCGTTTTCTTCGCTGGTGTCATGTTGCTCAAACCTCACGGCTAAAATTTCATCGGGAACTAATTGTCCATTTGCATCAAACATTTCTGGATGAGTATACACTACTTGGGGTGTTGTTTCATATGAATGCTGTCTTGCCATCCATCCTACCATACCTCCTACCAAAAGTGCAAGTATCGACACTACTGTCGTAAGAGTAAGCGTTACTACTAACGTTTCCATGATGCTTCTCCACTGGTTGTTTTTGGTTTCTTAATGCTCAAAGAAACCTCAAAAGTGAAACGTATCTCTCTTTTTAGGAAAGAGACCATTCTGTCTACCCTTAGAAAAAAGGGTCTAACCTTTCGAGGTTTTGGTCTTCCTCCTGCTAGTATTAATTCTACGCCTCTATTTATTGGAAGTTTAGACGAGGTTGTTTTCTCTGAGATACTTGACTGTTTCATTACAACCTCCCAATTTGTTTCCATTCAAAACGATTTGAGGAAACGTACTTCCGTCTCCAAACTCTCCATAAAAACTAGGCCCATTAAAGTCTTTGTCCAAAGTGTAGATTACATGATTTAGATTTGCCAATTCTAACACCTCTATAATCTTATTGCAATAAGGACATCCGACTTTAGAATAAACCGTAAAATTTTTAAGACTCATAACCCTTTCTTCTGGTTCTAATTTTCCGTGCATGATTTATAAATCTCCGAAATTTTATTTAGTTGCTATCGCATTAGCATAATCTTTATCAAAAATCTCTATGCCAACATCAGTAAGAACATGGTCATACATCTTAGCAAAGATTCCTGGTGGCATTGTTACGATGTCTGCACCCTGTGCAAATGAGTGCTCAACGTCTCCAACAGACCTTATAGATGCAGATAGTATCTCAGTCTCATCATAAGGGTTAAAATCGCCCCACGATGGACTCAGGACATCTCTGATTCTCTTGATCAGATTACATCCACCAAATCTTTGATCATCCACACGACCAACAAATGGCGATAAGTATCTTGCACCTGCCTTTGTTGCAAGTATTGCTTGCGATACACTGAAGATTAAAGTAACATTAACATCAATACCTTCCTCAGCTAAATCCTTACATACTACCAACCCATCTGGTGTGCAAGGAACTTTAACTGTGCATTGTTCTCCGAACTTATCATACAGTCTCATTCCCTCATTAAACATTTCCTTATCATTACCAACAACTTCCATACTAATATCAGGAATCCCAAGTTCAGCTAACTGAAGATACACATCTTCTGGTTGCTTGCCACTCTTCACTATAAGACTAGGGTTAGTGGTGATACCATCAATTAATCCTGTTGCAAAATGCTTTTCTATTGATTGAGTATCTGCTGTATCTAAAAAGATTTTCATAAGAAAGGGGTAACTAAAGTATCTATCTATGTGTCTAAGTATACCACAGCATTTTTGAGGATGTCAATATCATATTTAAATTCTCTCATTCCTTTATCACAATTCTGACATATATCTTTCTTTAATTTCTTATTGGATATACCACACACCTTACATGTTCCTAGTTTATATTTCTGTTTACTTCGTTTCTTTATACGTTCTGATGTGCAAGTCTTACATTCATAAGAGTATGAAGATGCAAGTCTTGCGTTCTTACGATTTCTATAGTAATCAGCAAGAAGACTTTTAGATAATCCACATGTTCTACAAATCCTATCCTCTAAAAGAAGATGTTCCGTATCTAATTGCTGTTCAAAATCCACTTACTCTTCTATAACTTCCGTATCCCTATCTATCTGCTCTTCAAGTTTATCTTTAGCAGCTTTGATTCCAGCAAGTCTTACTTCAAGAGTATCCTCCCAACGATTATACATTTTCAATTGCCATTCTCGATACTCTTTGATGCTCTTCTTTACTTTACAGAACATTTGTCTTAATACAAGTTAACATTATTTATTCCACAATCCAAATCCAGTTCGAGGATCAGGTCTTACCTCTCCATACTTATCCCGTACTCTAATAAGAGCTCTGTTCCATGAAGTGTCATTACAATCGTACATAAAAAACTGCTTATCTTTAAAAAATTCTTCCATTTCTTCCATACTCATTTTATCAAAATCAATCTTCTTATGATACCATTGATTTTCTGGTGCTGACATAAAAAAGAGGGTATCAAACCCTCCCAGTATATCAGATTATTAAATTTTTATCAACTATGGTCACGTAACTCCTTGACAATACGAATGGCCTCATTGATATCGAGACTCCATCCCTCTTGATTGATCATGAAGTCCTCATCTCTAACAAGCAGTTGAACAATCTGTTCGTCTGTCCAATGTGCTGCATAGAAAGCAGCAAGTTTTGCTTCCTCAAGATAGTCCTCGTATGTTGCATTGTCACCTAGATCAGCAGGAATTTGCATGAAAAAAGGGGGTGTTGAACCCCCTTATTATAACAGATGATCAGCGATTAACCAATAGCAGGTGCCAGTAAAGCAACTGTACTAGTCTCAGCAGCAGCGAGATCAAGTGGGAAGTTGTGAGCGTTACGCTCGTGCATAACTTCCATACCTAAGTTCGCTCTGTTTAGAACGTCTGCCCACGTAGGAACAATCTTACCATTACTATCTACGATAGACTGGTTAAAGTTGAATCCATTCAGGTTGAATGCCATCGTGCATATACCCATAGAGGTAAGCCAGATACAAACAACTGGGAAGGTTGCGAGGAAGAAGTGTAAACTTCGACTGTTATTGAACGATGCATACTGGAAGATTAAACGTCCGAAGTATCCATGAGCAGCAACAATGTTATAAGTTTCTTCTTCTTGTCCAAACTTATATCCATAATTCTGTGATTCATTATCGGTAGTCTCTCTGATTAGAGAAGATGTAACGAGTGAACCGTGCATAGCACTGAATAGCGATCCACCGAACATACCTGCTACACCAGCCATATGGAATGGATGCATAAGGATATTATGTTCTGCTTGGAATACGAACATGAAATTGAACGTACCTGATATACCTAAAGGCATACCATCAGAGAATGATCCCTGACCAAATGGATACACTAAGAACACTGCGAATGCAGCAGATACTGGTGCAGAATATGCAACACAGATCCAAGGTCTCATACCTAAGCGGTATGATAACTCCCACTGTCTACCCATGTAGGCAGAGATTCCAATAAGGAAGTGGAAGATTACTAACTGATATGGACCTCCGTTATACAACCACT